TTCTCTCGCCAGATATTTATGGGTGCTTCTGGCATCTCCACGTCGTCCATGTACTCACTAAATGTTGGTTGCATCATTTCATCATGATTTGCCCATCTTTCTATGATGTCCATAGACTCCTTCAATCTCATAGCATCTTCTCTACCATGTAACTTGAATACATCAATACCTGCATCTAGGAACTCTTCCCAATCTTTTCTCCAAGGCGGTATGTTTGCTGCTTTAAGTTCACTAGCAGGGTCATACTGTTCCCAACGTGAGCATGACACACGACTTATAGTACTATTAAAGTATTGAGGGTCACTTCCTTCTCTTGTTGCATTATATTGATAATGTTCTGGCATGATAGGACACCCACCCCAACAATGTTCATTTGCTAAGAGTGATAGCATTATATCGTTACCTTTGCTATGACAATATTTCTTTGCTTCTACAATGCGATCTAGTAATGGTCTGTCTCTCATCACGTCACGATCTAGATTTATGTAATGAAACCCTGCACTTGCTAGTGATACTATTTCATTTGGTTTAGATGCTTCTCTAAGAATAGTATTCTTTATCTCAAGCTCTGGGTATTCCCGTTGTATCTGACCCGTAGAGACCCATGATGTATGGGGTATAGTTGCACACCTTACACCATTATCATATAGAAACTTAAAATTGGTGATAAAAGTTTCAAGATTCTTTTGGTCTGGTCTCACCCATATATTATTAAACGTTGCTGATAATGGTATTCCTGTCTCTTGTGATATGTACAGAGCATTCTTTACAGCACCTTTTGCGTCATTATCCGTACGAAAAACATCGCCCATTGCATCTTGCATGAATGGGGGCATTCTTGTAGTAAAATATAGGTCGTATAATAAGTTAGAGTGTTTCTTTAAAAAAGGTATAAAGTCACTATCAATAAACTCAGGACTGAGTTTCGGATTGATCGGAAGACTGAAGACTCCTGTCCTTAAGGTTGTTTGTTGCATAATCTGATAAAACACCTGCTGTGTCAAATAGTTGTGGGGGTTTTCCTTCCATCATTTTTTCTACTCTTTCTTCTGCTACTTCTTTGATACCACCAATAGATTTATTGACAGCAGTAGAGTACATCATAGCAAGATCAGTAACTGCTGCTTGATCTTCTGGTGCCATTTGTAACAGAGATTCCAAGTTACCTGCTTGGACTCTACCAGTAGTTAGTAGATCTATTGCACTCTGTTTTCCCATACGAGCAATCCAATACTTATGCTCTTCTACATTCTCTAACTCTTTATCTTCTAGTAATGCTGTGATTTCTTCTGGGTTATCAGTTCCTGCCTTGTCCTTGATGATTTCAAACAAACCATTAAGTTCTTCTTTACATTGCTTAATCTTATTTAACCATATTTGTCTATCAAGGTAGAGTAACTCTAGCTCATACTGTCTATCGATCTTATGAAACTCGTTTTCCTCTGTTTCCATTGCAGCAGTAACCCTTGCAATGTCATTCATGCAACGCTTGAACTGTATGGTAGTTTTTTGTAATGCGTTTGTTCTACCCTGTATCTCCATCATTGCCTGACGTACCTGTCTGTATGGGGATACTTGTGAGTTTACAACAAAGTATTCGTTTTGAAATTTAGTTTGACCGAAATGCTGTTGCTCTGACCATGCCATCAACGCTTCATCAAACTGGTCTACATCATATTCGCTTATATGTTTTAAATCTTCTAAAGTCTCTCTGATATGATAATCAGAACTTGAGTCCGCCTGAGTAGTCGAAAGTTGTTTTTCTTTCGATGTTTCCTGTTTCTTCATTGGTTGTGCATCTTCCATATTCTAGGCATTGTGTATTAGACATTGCAACGCTGAAGTAATCTTCAAGCACTACATTTAAGTCACGAACAGTCGTACATCCAGTTACTATGTGAATCATCTTCTGTTCTGCAACTGCTAAGGCATAAAGTGATGTCTTAAACTCTGCCTGTTTATCAACTATTTTAGTCGCAAACTGCAAAGTTGTCAAGTCCCTAACCTCTGCTAAACTATGTATCAGTTTTGTCTCAAAGGAATTATCAGCAATATATGCGGTTGCCTCACATATTTGATCTACCCATGTTGCTTCTTCAAGTGTAGAAAACTTAGTCATAAGAAGATTATGTCTGTGTTCAAACTCTTCTTGAATCGCTAGGGTCATCACATCTGTCATGAAAGGAATAACATATGTTGAGTATATTGAATCCTCTATAGTCTCTTTCTCTTTATTTGTAGTTCCCTCTTCATTCTCTCCATAGGTAGATCTTTGAAATCTAATCTCACCCCAGTACTTATCTCCCATGATACCATCTTTACTGGAGTATCTGAGATATGTTATATGTTGTGGTATGTATTTAAAGTATTCGTCTGCAAGATGATAGGATTCTAATCCTAAGTAAGTTCCAATACGGATACCCCACTCCCCTATCTCAGGATATTTCTCGACATCTAAGACGATGACGTCATTTGAAGTTGTGCTAATCATTAGTAGTTAGGAATGTTTGTACCGTAATCATAGTTACCTTGTCCAGATACAGAGCTTGACGAGGAACAATGTGCTGATGACATGCCACCATGTCCTGTTGGGGGTGAACTACCACCTAAGTTGTTGTAACTATCACTGTTGTAGTTAACTTTAAAGGTATTATTGTTCTGTGAACCATTGTAGTTACCTAAACAATAACCTTTTCTCATACCCATTTCAAAGTTTTCTTCACCCATGTTACCAAAGTTAAGACCTCTAACCTGTATACCAGTAAGATCACTACACTTTTGGTTACCGTTCTGGTTGTTATTACCTGTACCAACGTACATATGTCCTAACATAGTAGGAAGAATCTTTTTCCAACCATCACCACCTGGTCCGTGTTCCCATGATACCCATGATTCTGTCTTGAAGAACTGACCTCTTCTAGTTCCTGATCTCTTAACCCAACCATAGAGTCTTCCATGTCCACCCCATGTAGGGTCATCTCCACCATCATCATAATCTGGAGGGAAACCAGAGGTTCTCATAGTTTCTGTTCTTAAGTTAAATACGTCAGTTCTTGAACTACCACCACCATATAGGTAAGAGTATCCACCTGCAAATACATGGTCTTGGTGAGAACCCATCGAACCTCTGTTCACCGTCATATTCCACTGTGACTGATGTGCTACACCAGATTCAGTTGACATTGACATTGCGTTAGTATAGTTTGAAGAACCTCTATATGTGTTCTCCATAGAGTGAAAGAAGTGTCTAGTATCATGCCATGACCCTGACATATAAGCACCTGATCTATCTAAAATATCTCCTAAGTTTGTTGATGTATCTGTAGAATGAACTGTTCTATTAACATTATTCCATGGCGAACCATTTTGGTATCCACCACCAACATATCCATGTGTCCAAATTCTTGCTGTTGACCACCCTGTATCGTTCTCTCCATCAAATGACCAGTATGCGTTAGTTCCGTCTGATCTTAGTAATGCTCCGACTGTATATGCTGCTGAATATCTATTTGTAGATTGATCTGGTAATGAACTACCTGCTCCTGCAATAGGACCCCATTGAACTGCACCTGCATCTTGATCATATGAGTATCCTTCAAAAGTTCTATCTGTACTATTATATCTGAATAATCCTTCTACTGGTGAACCTGGTCTTTGAGCAGTAGTTCCTACTGGAACTTTCATACCGTCAGTACCTGCAACATCTAAGGTGAAACTAGGTGATGAGTCATTAATACCGATTCTATTGTTGGAAGAATCAACATAAAGAGTTCCAGAATCAAAATTAAAGTTGCCAGATGCTTCCAGTTGAAACTCTGCGGTTCCACCTCCACCTGCTAGGGATACAACTTTATCAACGTTTAATTGTGACATTCGTGACTTTTTACTCCTTCCTTGTTATTTATGCAGGTCGAACAAGTACACAACCTCTTTTGAGATATGTATCTTCGTTTCCACTGTCTTGATCTGAGTGTATGACAATATGCATGTTATCACTATAAGTTGTTCCTAAATCAACGGTGAACCATGCATCACCATTAAATACGTTCGGACCTGTGCCACCAGAGTTATCTCCTGGTTGTACTGTAAAGTTTCTTACATACTCTGCACTATAACTGTTTCCTGATCTAGAGAAACAAGTATATCTGTTACCCATAAAACCACCTGGATTATTACCACCTGCAACGTGTGTAGGTTGCTGACCTGCTGTTGATGGGCATGAGTTACCATCATTGTTAGAGATAGCAGTGTAAAAGGTAAAGATGTGCTGACCATCGCCAGATTGTGAGTTGTCACGCATGATCGTTAGACCATCACCAACTCCTGACGAAATATTTAGGAAGTTACGTCCATTAACACCATCGTTAGAGTAGTAGTTATAAAGGTTCATTCTCATCTTCACATAACGATATGTGACACCTCTATTACTAAAAGTTGCGTGTCTAAAGTCAGATCCACTTACATTTCTGTAATAACCCCATGTTGAGTTATATGCAAAGTTACCTGTAGGAGTTGTATCTCCTTGGTCATTTAAGGTCTCTCCTGTTAATGCTGATGCGTTACTAAAAAATGCAGCACCACCGCCACCCCAGTTACCTATGAGAATATAATACGGGTGACTGTTGATCGGTACAAAGTATCTACGGGTTGTACCATCTAAGTTCATATAGTAGTTACCATCTGCAGCAACACCTGCGTCCATCAATTCTTGAACATTTGCTGCTGCCTGTGCAGGAGTACTACCATTATTACCACCTGATGATGCTTTTACAATCTGCAACCATGCACTACCACTCCAAACCTCTACCTGTAATAGTTCACTATTAAACCTTATCATTCCTGTAAATGGAGAAGAAGGTCTTTGTGCTGTAGTTCCTACTGGTAATTTGAAATGTGATAATGGATTTAAACCTAGAGTACCATCAATATTCAAAAGTTCTCCATCATCAACTTTGATCTCAAAGTTGTGATCCGCAGGTGCATTTAGTTCATTAACGTTTAGAGTACTCATGTCTTATGCGTAGAAGAATAACCAGTACATATGGTTTTCGGAGCCAGGATTATTTATTCCCCAATCACCCGACCAGTTTGGTTCTGGGAAGTTTTGATTTGAATAGTTATTACCAGTGTTACCTACCCACGCATGGTGTTCAACGTTACATCCATTTGATGAACAACCAAGTGCGTTAATCATACTAAAGGTATAGTTTTCGCAGTTTGCGGGTGATAAATGCCAAGTATTATTTGGATCTAGTTCACCTGCACTGCTACCTCTGTATCTATTATCTGATGCCTGTGCAGACCCTTTAAAGAATTGCATTCCACCAATCTCAGTACCACCAATATTACTGTGATTAGCAAGAGAAATATGGTCACGAAACATATTATACATGTTACCACCTCTGTTGGTAAAACAACCATTAATATATCCAACATCCAAAGATGAACCATATGGATCTCCCGATGCAGTAAATCCCTGCATGATCAATACATCATCTGCTGACCATCCTCTATAATGATTTGACTTAAAGTCAGATCCTAGTGCATTTCTTGCAGTACCAGTAGTTGATGTAGTTGTCCAGTTACCATACCAAGAGTCTGAACCACCTGTGTAACTACCATGTGAAGTATTATCTGTGATAGATGCAACCATGACCCAATATTTACCATTAGGGTCTTTATATGCATATACTTCTTCTGTATTAGTGCCATCAAATTTTATATACCAATAACCAGAACCAGGATCATTACTTGATAAGTTTGCTAGTGATGTAAATGGTGCGTTAGATGTGCCATTCTCTCCATAATATTGTATCCATGTACTACCATTATAAATTTCTACTGCTCCTAATGATGTATTCCATCTTATGTAACCTGTAACTGGTGAACTAGGTCTATCCCCAGTTGAACCTGAGGGTAGACGCAAAGCACCAGTACCGTCATGATAAACATTACCGTTTATCTGTAACTTATGCCCCGCAGGAATTGTAGTTTGATTAAGTGATGCAGGTATACCACCGATACTTGCTACGGTGAGTTTACTCATTTAAACAGGTTATAGTATTTCTATTTATTGTCCTGGCGTTGGATACTCCTCTACCCATGCAGTAACAATATACTTATCATTATTTAGGGGCGGATTACCTCTGTGTGTCCATGCCCAATCACATGGAAATATAACAAACTTACCTGCCTTTGGTTTCACTCTAAAATGTTGATATAAAAATTCTGTCTCACCACCTTCAAAACCATCATTAAGGTAGATCATAGTTGCTAACTTACGGTATGGTGCAGAGGGTGTTGACTCATAATGCCAAGCATGATAACCCTGTCCTGGTTCTGTTTTTTGTATCTTTGCCATAGTATGTTGAAACCTACGACCAACTAAGATGTCATATTTTAGTACATACTCTCGTAGTGCTTGGTCAGTAACATAGTTCCAACGTCTGAATATACTTCTTGATAGATTATCATGAAAATATTCTACTGGTAACTCATGCATAAAGATTTGAGAATCAGCAGCACCTTTTTCTGAGTGTCTCTTGATTGTCAAACCATTATCTGATATGAACTTATAATATTCTATTATATCTGTACAATCTAAGTTAGTTTCAAACTCACTAATAAAGTTATCATGATGTATAGATTTTGTTATTACAGGTTCGCCACCTGCAAAAGGACTCATTACCATTTATTAATCGGGCAGTGGAATATTGGAAAGCGTGCCTTAACTGCAAGTACACAGTTACATTTAGTACAGATACCAATAGGCGATTTGTACTCACACTTATCACATATTCTAATCCTATTTTGATATAATGTCAAGTCGGGGACGTCCCCATCTTCTACTATTAACCTGCCCACACACCGTTGTTGAATACTTCTAGTTTTTGTGTTGATGTATTATATCTTATTTCTCCTGCCTCATATCCCCTTCTAGGTGCGTTATTTATTTGTGCAGCAGCAAACTGTTGAGTAGTTCCGTATGGTATAGGTAAAGCACTCTGACTGCTATTTTTAACATATAAGTATGAAGTACCTTTGAATACTAAATCACTCTCATCATTAACAGTGACAGTAAAATTAGGTGTCAATCCTTGTATGTTCTGTACTCGTAACTTCATCTAACACTCCATGCAGCACCTGATTCGACTGTAACAGTGAAACCAGAATTTATGGATATAGGACCTGCACTCATTCCGTTGGTAAACTCAGCACCATTGTTTGCACTTGGTCCGACTGTAAGATTCTCTGCGATTACATTATTATTTGTTCGTACAATACTATCAGTTCCTATAGCAGGTCCTCCTCCTGCAACTGGTGTCCAACCTGCACTACCTGTACCATCATCTGCTTTATATATTTCTGCTTGGTCTATTGTAGTATTAAATCTCAATGTACCGACTGATACACCAGTAGGTCTTGTAGATTGAGTACCAGAAGGTAACCTAAACACTGAGTTATCATTCAAAAAACTCAATGTAGTTATTATTGCACTTGTAGTGTTTGCGATTTGATTACCGCTTATTCTTGTCGTTGCCATGTTAGATAGGTAGTTCTAGAATGTGAACAGTATCAGATGCTAGAGGTGCATCATTCATTATTACGCTTGATCCGTTAGCATTTACTGTGTAGTTATCTGTTGGTGCTTGTCTTACACCATTAAGGAATACTAATACAGAGTTGACACTATGTTTGATGCCTCCACTATATGTAGTAATGTTGAAACTCTGATTAGAACCATTACCAGTATATGTTTTAGGAATATACTTATCAGCACCAACACCACCTCTACCAGTAACAACTAAGTCACCATCAACCTTAGCATTGCCTAATATACCAACTCTGAATCCAGATACAGCAGCAGTACCAATACCAATATGTTGAGTGCCAGAGAAAGTGTCAATATTGATTTCACCAGTATCTGTGAGACCAAACTCTGACCATGCTCCATTGTAGTATATCCAACCAAGAGATTTCCCAGGCGTCCAGTTAATATTATAAACAAGGTCACCGTCAGCAGGTGTATCGTATCCTGTGATATTAGAGAAGTCTGGTTGTCCACTTGCATCAGCAGGTGCGAGTAGAGTTTGTTTGATAACTGTACCATCTTGGTTATAGTAAGAGATCTTTCTTGCTTGAAGGTTGTTAGTAAAGGTTGTTAAACCTTGGAATGTAACAGGACCTGCAAAGATAGATTCTAACTGGTTAGATGCTCCACCGATTACAGTCAGTTTGTCAGTCAGAACCAACTCAGAGAATGTCTGAATCGTTGTGCTTTCTTCTCCAACAACGTTTAACTGTGCGATGTCTTCGTTAGTAATCTGACCTGTAACAGGGTTGATAACTTGGTTACCAA